CCGGGTTCGCGGGGACAAGTAATCACATCCCGTTTTTCTTTTTGGTTCGGGCGATGAACTTCTCGAGGTCCTGCTGCATCATCTTATCCCGATTGCCAAGCGCAAGGGTCAGCGTGTCCGCCGCGTCGGCGATGTAGTTGACGTTGCCGAGGAGGTTCTTGATTTGGATCATCACCTCTTTGATTGAGTAGGTCTGCGTGGCCGTGCCTAGCCCGCCGTGGCGAGCCACCCACATCGTGTCTCGCAACTTGGCGCCGAAGCGACCGCTGGCGACATTGGCCTTCATCGGCGGCTTTAGCATAGTCAAAGCCCGTAGCCATCCGGCCTTGGTTTTTCCGACCGCCTCCTGCCGTTCCTTGATGTAGTCATCAAGTTCCTTCTTCGATTCGACCAGGAGTCGCGGGACGCCGATTCGCTGGCCCCGTTTGATGCGTCCGCCGAACTTGGCCTTTACGCGGTCGTGATGACCACGAAGGTCACGGGCATAGTCGAATCCGTATTCGTTCGCCTTGATGGGCACGCGGTTCAGGTAGTTCTTAGCCTTCAGGAACGCCCGGTCATAGTTTGGGTCGTTCAAGATTTTCGTCATGATCGGCGAGATGCGAAGAGTCTCGATGGTAGACTTGCTGACAATCTTGTCGAAGCTCGCGCGGTTGTTCGTCTGCGTCGCGTGGGCGAGGCTCATGAAGACGACGGCCTTCTGGCTGTTGATGTTTCGGTCGCCAATCGCCACGAAGATTTTGCGGATGTCTCCGGCCACTGCGCCTTCACCGGCTTTCTTTGCCGCGACTGAAAGACCCTGACCGCCGCCTGCCGCCATGGGAGGGGTAAAGACGGCCAAGTCCTGGCATAGGAGCATGGCCTGCTTCGTGGCCGCGCTCTGAGCGTCCATGCCGATTTCCTCTGCCACACGAGTCAGCGTGGCGTTGAACTCGGCCAGCGACTTACGCGGGATGCTGACCGTCACCACGGCGGGTTACTGGTTGTCGTCGATGACGACGAGGGTGATCCATGCCGACCCGGGCTTGTAGGTCTGGGTCGTGATGCGGACGGTCTTCCCGCCGGCCACGATTTTCTTGCCCTGGGCGAGGGAGGCGATGGGCACCCCTCCACTAAGGGTGGCCGCCGATGCCCCAATAGACCCGTCTGGCTGGCTCCAGGAGGCCGTTACAGCGGGAAGCCTGACCGTATACTGGGTCCGCTCACAATACCCCCCTGCTTCGAGCACGGTCGAGACGGCAGGGTCGGAGATGAGGCAGGAGAAGGTGATGGCCCCCGAGTTGGCCGACCCGGCAACGCCGAAGTCCGCGATCATCTCCTTCGCGTCCGCCAGAAACTCAGAGTAGAGGCTCATCCTATACTTGCCCGCTTTGGTAGGGGGACAAAAAAAGACCCCCATCGCTGGGGGTCTCGTTTAAGCCTGTCCGGCTGATTAGGCCGTGGTGAGGCGGTTGAGCGAGGTCGCGCGACCGACAGCGGCACCGAAGAGCAGCGTGGCGGTGACGTTGTAGTAGCCGCTCTGCTCCTGGCCCATGAGGACCTGGACGCCGAGGCCGGTGTCGGCGTCGACAGCGTTGGCGACTTCGAAGCCCGGGATTTCGCCCATCGGGAGAGCCGAGGCGACCGCGATGGCGTCAGCGCCGCAACCGAAGCCGGCGAGGGATTCGCCGTTGGCGGGGAGGCTGTTCCACTGGTAGACAGCGGCGCCAGCGAGGGTGCCGATCTGGCCGGAGGTCAGGATGCCAGCACCGAGGACGGAGTTACCGATGATGGTAGCGTCGCCCAGGAGGTTGTTGGCGTAGGTCGGGTTCAGGATGAACGCGCGGGGCTCGGCGGCCTTGGCGGCGTCGAGGACGCCCTTGGAGGCGACGACTTCCGAGTAGGACAGGGAGGCGCCGGTGTTCGTGCCGGAGGCGTAGTTGGCGGCGGTGATGAGGGCGCCGATTTCAGCGAGGCACTTTTCGGCGAGCGCGTTGGCGGCGGTCGGGACGAAGGCGTTGTTCAGGAACTGAGCGCCGTACATCTTGACGTCGAGGGGCGAGAAGCGGCTCGACACCTTGAAGTGCTTGAGGGTGACGTTCGCGGCGGTGATCGTCGCGTCGTCCTGGGTGAGGTAGCCGCCGGCGCCGAACTCGGTCGCGGTGGAGGTACCGATGAGGGGGACCTGAACGGTCTTTCCGGCGGACGACTCAGCGGCCGAGAAGACCGAGGAGAAGGCGCGCAGGGCGGGGAGCTTGCCCTTGAGGGAAGCGATGACGCTTTCAGCGAGGATGCTGGGAGCGGCGACGATGGAGTTAGCCATGATGTGTTAGGATTGGGTGAGGGTTGAGGGAAATTAGAGAGCAGCCTTGATGATGGCGTGCTTATGAGCGGCGAAGTAATCGTTGCGCTCCTTGGAACCGACCGGGAGGGACAGGAAGGTCGCGAGGTGGTCGACGGCCTCGGCGGTCGGCTTGGCGTCCGCAGGGCTGATTTCGACAGGGGCCACGCCGACGGAGGCCACGATCTTGGCGGCTTCCTTGGAGGCGCTGACCTTGGTGGCTTCGTGCTCGGCGACCAGAGCCTTGAGGGACTCGGAGTCCTTGACGGCGGCCTCGAGGGCGGCGGTCAGTTCGGCGAGCTTCGCATCCTTGGCGGCGGCTTCGACCTTGAGGGATTCCAGTTCGGCGGCGGCGCCGACGGTCATCTTCTCGACAGTGGTACGGAGGTCGTCGCGCTCGGCGGTGAGGCCCGAGAGAGCGGCGTTGGCGGCGAGCAGCTGTTCTTCGATGGTCATAGTCTTATGTTTGCTAGGAATGGAATTATTCGCGGACTGTTCGCGGTCGAGTTGCTCGACTTTACGCTCGGCCCATTCGGCGGTACGCATGATGTCGCCGGAGGTCGGACCGCCCCAGAGAGCCCACGCAACGGCACCCGCTCCAGGGAAGTCCTTGCCGTCGGGCTTGTTGTTCGGGGCGTCCATGTCGCCTTCGTGACGACGGAACCAAGGCCCCATGCGGCGGAGCTTGTCTTCGGAGACAGAGCCGTCCGCCATCTCACGGGCTTCCCGCAGCGTCTTGTCCGTCACGCCGTCGCCGGACTTGCCCTCGGCGTGCCACTCAAGGCCGCGTCGGGCTGCCGTCTGGACGTAGTCAGGGACGCTGATCGCCATCAGAACGAACGCAGGGCGTCGTTGAAGGAGTCGGCGAGGCCAGTGACCAAGCCCTGGGCGGCGGCCTGCTTGCCCGAGAAGACCTGGCCTTCCATGGCTTCGGCCTTCACCATCTTGCGCTTCATGTTCACGGCCTGCTTGAACTCGGCGTGGATCGTGTCGACGCCTTCCTGAAGGTTCGCCATCTGGTTCTCATCGAGGCTGGTGCCTTCGATGCCGGCGCCCTTGAACTTGCCGGACTTGATGACGACCATTTTGATTCCGGCCATCTTGGCGGCTTCGGAGTAGTCAGGGATGGCCATGTAGACGCCGATGCTTCCGACCGTGGACGACGGGCTGGCGACGACGCGGTCCGCAGCCGAACCGATCCAATAGGCGGCTGACGCCATCTCGGAGTCGGTGTAGGCAAGCGTCGGCTTGCCGTAGTTACGCACCTTGTTGGCAAGTTCTTCGACGCCCGTGACCGTGCCGCCAGGGGAGGAGATTTGCAGGGCGACCTTCTCGACCTCGGGGTTCGCGGCGAACGCGTCGAGGGCTTCGGCGATTTCGTTGACGTCCGCGGCGCCCATCATCTTCTCGAGCGGAGAAAGGCCTTTGCCGATGACGCCGACGACCGGGATGATGCCGATGCCGTCGACCACGTAGGGCTTTGGGGCGACGCCGAAGAGCTGAGAGAGCATCTCCGTGAAGCCGAACTTCTCGGCGAGGACGGCGTGGTCCTTGGCCTTGGTCGGGTCGATGAGGAGGGGCTCGCGGCCCGACAGTCCGTTGGTGAGGAAACGCATGGGGAAATTATGAGTTGGGTTCGTCTTCGGATTCGGGCTCTTCCATCGAGGCCGGCTCGTCTTCGCCTTCTGACTCGGGGCCTTCCTCGACCTCGCCGACGATCGTGCCGACGGGCGTGTTGGACGGACGGAACAGAAGTTCGAACGGGATGCCGTATTCTTCCGCGAGGTTCTTGATGTGAACCATGTCGGCGGCTCGCTTGTGCATCTCGGTTCGGAAGTCGAGACCGCGCTGGGCGTAGAGTTCGGACATCGAGAGGAGACCCATCTCGACGTCGGCTCGGTCGTTGGCGGCTTCACGGCCAGCGTCCACGGTGACGCTCTTCGGGGTCGTCCAGGAGACTTGGTTCCACTGCGGGTCGTCAGGGAGTTCGCCGGCGGCTATGGCCTGCCCGATGATGTAGCCCCAAGTCGGGACGCAGAAGTTCTCGATGATGATGGTCTGGTACTTCGAGAAGACTCGGCCAGCCTTGGCGGTGATCAGGCGGACGGTGGCTCCGCCGAGCTTGGAGGAGTCGCCGACGAACTCGTAAGGCAGGACGCCCTGCGAGATGTCGCGTTCCAGCGCCGCGAGGAAGCCGGTGAAGGTCGCGTTCGGGCGGTTGCTCTGGAAGGACGTCATGTCCTCCCCGGGCTCGAGGGCGATGAGCTTGCCACCCATCGTCGCGGCCACATTGGCGTAGGACTGGCTGGTGGTCGCCCCGAGTTCGCCGGCCATGTCGGAGTCAATCGTGCCGCCCTGCTTCTTGATGACGCGGGTCACGTCGCCGTTGTCCTTCACTGCCTGCTTCTCGAGGGCGAGGATTTCCATCTCGTCCTGGATGGAGTTGATTGAGTGCTGGAGCAGAGGCACTCCACGGGCGCCGGACGCGTACTCCTGGTCGACGATCATCATCATCGACTGGGCCAGAATCTGACGGGACGAGCCGTCGGAGCGGTAGACGTTCACGGCGATGTATTCGCCGAACGGACCGAACTGGATGCCGTCGTGCATA